CCGCGCGTTCCGGCTGAGGGCAACTTAGAGCCTGATGAGCTGGCCTATCGTGATACGCAATCTTTATCTGCCGCTAAAACATTGTCAGATGACGGCCAAGCCAAATTTAAAGAACAGGGCAACCAAGCAACAGATCTTAGCCCATCAGGCCAAAGACTAGCACAAGCGTTGTCAGAAGCTGATGATGCGGTAGAGCTGACACCTGACCAGCAATTGCGCGCCACGGTTACTGATAGCCAGAGAGGCGTTACGGCCAACAACCAAGGTTTTAACCTCACAGAAGATTCGGCTGGCGTTGCAAGCCAAAGTCAAGCTGATGAGGTTATTGAGGCCGCTAGTATTGAAGAAGGTTATTTGCGAAGCATCAAAGACGGCGCGCCATTTAACTGGGATAAGATCAAACAGCCTGACGATGTAAAGGCTTTGATCCAAGCTGTGTCAGATAGCTTGCCAGATCAGCAAGAAGCGGCAACCAGAGGCGTTATATCTAATGCAGACACTGTCGAAGCTGCAACAAGTCAATTGGCAGACAGCCTTGGCCTGACAAGAAGTGTATTGAAAAGAAAGCGTGGCACTGCTTTTGCCAATGCGGCTGAAGCAACAGCGGCCAGAATGTTGTTGTCAGACAGCGCAAAAAAGCTGGCAGATCTTGCCAAGCAAGTGAAAGAGGGCGGTGGCGATGCCGTTATGCTGCAATTCAGACGGCAGCTTGCTATCCACAACGGCATTCAATTGCAGATCAAGGGCGCGCAAACTGAGGCAGCTAGATTGCTGCAATCTTTTAATATTCCGGTTACTGAAGGTATGGCCCCGGATGCCGTTGCCTTAATGAACATGGATGTTATAGAGGCATCTGGCGGTGCTAAAAGCTTAATGATGGCCGCTGATGGCCTGTTAAAAGCTGCCGCAAATGGTGAGGGTGCCTTTAATCAGGCGGCTGAAAAAGGCATTATGTCTCGCTTTCGGCAAGGCGTTGAGCATCTTTATATCAATGGATTATTGTCTGGCCCAAAAACGCAATTCAAAAATGTTGGCGGCAATCTGTTGTTTATGATTATGCAAGTGCCAGAAGAGTTCATTGCTGGTGGCATAGGGGCGGCAGAAAGAGGCATTCGCCGGGCGGTTGGCTCTGAAATTGACTATACGCAGCAACGCTATATGTCGGATGTTCTTGCTAGATGGACTGGATATTACAAGTCTTTTGGTGATGCAATGTCAGCGGCGGCGATGGCAGTTAAAACAAATCAGCCCGGCGATGCTGTAAGCAAAGTTGAAATGAACAATTATCGTTCTGCATCTATAGGCGATACCCCTGTTGCTAGAGCTTTAGATTATTTTTACAAAGGCACAAGTCTACCCACACGATTGCTTCTTGGCGGCGATGACTTTTTCAAAGTGTTGTCACAAAACGGCGAGTTATACGCCAAGGCTAACCGCCAATACAAAGCTGCATTAGCTAGTGGCATGACCCAAAAGCAAGCGCAAGATGAAGCTGCTATGGTGTTGCTTAGCCCACGACAGTTTGCTGATGAATTGGATGTTAAAGGGCGTTACGACACCCTAATGACTGATCTAGGTCAGTTTGGAAAATCAGCGTCAGCTTTGCAAAACACATGGTTTGGCCGCTACATATTGCCTTTCGCAACAGCGCCAACAAACGATATTTTAAGAACATTAGAGCGCACACCTATTGGTCTAGCGCATCCAGAAATATACGGCAAAGATGCTGGCAAACGCCAGATTAAATTAGCGCGTTTAGCAAGTGGCGGCATGATTATGTCAATGACCGCGATGTACGCTGGTCAGGGCAAAATTACTGGCGCTACGCCAAAAGACAAAAAGACACGCGAAAAACTACCGCCGGGGTGGCAACCTTATTCGTTTGTGTTCCGGGGTGACGATTTCCCTGTCGATGCAGATGGTGAGCCATTGCCGTTGTTCAATTCATTTGGCGCGCCTAACGGCCCTTTGAAATACATATCTTATAGTGGCATGGGGCCACTAGCCAGCACGATTGGCATTGCTGCCGGTGCTATGCAGAAAATGTCTTTGGCAAGAACGGCAGATGAAAGGCAGTCTGTTGCGGCGGCAGCGGTCTTTGCAGTAAGTGATTATTTTAGAGAACTGCCAATGTTGCAGGGCGTTGCCCAAGTTTTGACGGCGCTGGAGCGCGGTGATCCTGACTTTATTACCAGAGGCCCATTGGGTTCTATGAACCTAGTGCCGGGTGTGCCAAATCCTTTGTCTGCCTTAACGCGCACAGTCGAGCGCATTGGTGACAACACAATTACCAAGACCGGCGCAAATTATGACATTTACACCGCTGATGATGTGCGCCGCATGAGTGATGCCGGGGATCTCAAACTTGGCGCGGATGGCAATTATGATTTTCGTTGGGTTGGAATGCCTAAAGGTGATGCCGGTGAACAGATGTTCAAGGCTGTCCACGATGGCTATCTAAATATGGTGGCCACCAATGTGTTTGCAGATAACGAATACGCTGAGATCCCACGCTATGACAGCCTTGGCCGGTTAGTGACAGATGGGCCGTCATACGAAGAGGCACCATACACACGGCTTTACAATGCTTTCAGCCCTATGGTTGTTGGCGCATCTGATGACCAGCCAGCCTATGTCGATGAGCTTGTGCGGTTAGATTGGCCGGTGCCAATGCAGCCAGCAAACAGGGTGGTCAAAGGTATTAAACTTACTGAAATGCAGCTCAGCAATTTGGTTTGGATTGCTAAAGGAAGCCCGGATCAGGTGCCAGCCAACATGGCTGAGCTTGGCATTGTGCCGATACAAGTTCGTGTTCAACGTAGATACAGCTCATTCAAAGATGGGCTGGAAAGATTGATGAACTCTAGGGAATATCGCCGCTCAACAGACAAAGAGAAAAAGTCCTTAATTCGATCACTCAACGATTCATTTATGGATGCCGCATTCCAAGTCATGTCTGACATGCCTGGCAACGAGCGAATAGGGGAAGCCGCCAGAGACATTGAATCTCTCAAAGAGGATGGGTTACTATGACAGTTAGCAGCACAACAACGAAGGTTAGTTACAGCGGGGATGGATCCACATCTGTTTTCGCTTACACCTTCAAAATTACAGATGCTGCTGATCTAATTGTAATTAGCCGGTTGAACAGTTCTGGTGCAGAAACTGTTGAGGTCTTGAACACAGGCTATATTGTGTCTGGGGTAGACAGCGACAGTGGTGGAAATGTCACTTTCAAATTTAACACCGGCAACGCATCTGATGCTAACTTTAGCGTCACAGATTTTAGACCGCAATCAGGCGAGACTGTTGTTATAAAGCGTATTGTCGGAATAACCCAGCTTACAGACTACACGCCTAATGATCCATTCCCAGCGAATGACCATGAAGCCGCACTTGATAAGCTGACATTTATAAACCAGCAACAACAAGAACAAATAGATCGTGGGATTAAGTTTGATAACACAGACACTTTCTCTGGTGATTTGCCAATCGCTTCATTACGCGCCAACAAGTATTTAGCATTCGGTTCGGATGGCGATATATCGTTAGCCAGCGGCACAACAAGCACTGTTGTAACAACGCCGTTTGCCGAAACATTACTCGATGACACTTCAGCTTCACAAGCCCGGACAACGCTGGGCCTTGCTGCGCTGTCTATATTAAGCACTGTAGACACAGCACAAATAGACGATGCAGCTATAACAACAGCAAAAGTGGCTGACGGCGCAATCACAAGCGCAAAGTTAGATTCTGCTTTATCCCTTACTTCCTCTTACTTTCAAGGTGAAAACGGCGCTGTTGGTGCAGTTGGCGGCAAAGGGGATATATTTAGAGTACACCAGCAACAGCTAGACACTAATGTGACCATTGCGGCGGGAGACAATGCTGGTTGTTTCTTTAGCTTGGTTATTGCAACTGGCGTTACTTTGACGCTCAACGGCAACCTAACTATTGCATAATTAGGATTAAAAATGTCAGTAAGCACAACCACAACTACAAACAGTTATTCAGGTAATGGATCAACTGTTGCGTTTTTCTATACATTTGAGATTTTAGCAGACGCTGACATAAAGGTTATTCTGGTAAATAATACAACTGGTGTTGAATCTGTAAAAACTTTGACTGCAGATTATAGCGTTATAGGAGCTGGCCTGACCGCTGGTGGCACAGTCACATTTGTGTCTGCACCGGCAAGCACAGAAACTGTTTTGCTAAAGCGCAATATGACTATTACGCAGCCAACAAATTACACAGCTAACGACCCTTTCCCAGCGGAAACGCATGAAAACGCGCTAGACAGATTAACACTAGCCATGCAGCAAATTGATGAGAAAGTTGGCCGAGCATTAGTTAGAAAAGAGACAGACACTACAGCTATAGAACTGCCTTCAAACGCCGATTTAAAAGGCAAAATCTTAGGCTTCAACGAAACAACTGGCGCGCCAGAGGCTGGCAGTTTGTCTGTTGGTTCTGTGTCAACGGCACCCGCTGGAACAGATGCGTCAGTTACAAATGCAGGCACAGGTTCTGTAGCTGTTTTTGATTTTGTTTTGCCGCGTGGCACCACTGGTGCTGTCGGTCCGACTGGCCCAACTGGTGCAGATTCAACAGTAGCTGGCCCCACTGGTCCAACAGGTCCAACAGGTCCTACTGGCCCAACAGGTGCCGACTCAACAGTGGCTGGACCGACAGGGCCTACCGGACCCACCGGCCCCACCGGCCCAACCGGCCCCACTGGCGCAGACTCGACAGTAGCCGGACCGACAGGCCCAACAGGTCCAACTGGGCCAACTGGATTGACTGGCCCCACTGGCCCAACAGGCCCAACTGGGCCAACTGGTTCGCAAGGAGTGCAGGGTGACACCGGCCCGACAGGCTCAACAGGCCCAACAGGCTCGACAGGCCCGACTGGTCCAACCGGCCCGACAGGTGCAGATTCAACGGTAGCTGGTCCAACCGGCCCCACTGGCCCAACCGGTCCAACTGGGCCTGACGGCAACTTTGGTGGCGCTACATTCAATTATACATTTAGCACAACCACGACAGACTCTGACCCTGGCACCGGCAAGATTAGGTTTAATCACGCAAACATTTCATCAGCTACAGAAATGTACATTGATGATACGGACAATGACAGCACAGATATACAGTCGTTTTTGCGAACCATTGATGACAGCACAAGTTTTATTAAGGGCCATTTTAGGATTTCCAATAGGCTTAACGCAGATGATTTTGCGTTACTTACAATCAGCGCGGTTACTGAAGCGACAGGTTATTTCAAGGTATCGTCTACTTATGTGAGTGGTTCAGCCGTATCATTTGATAACAGCGAAGATTTAATCATCACTTTTGCTAGAACTGGTGACAGGGGCGACACTGGCGCACAAGGGCCACAAGGCGCAACAGGCGCAACAGGTCCGACTGGCCCAACTGGCCCAACAGGTCCTGCTGGTCCGACAGGCGCAGACAGCACAGTTGCAGGCCCGACTGGTCCGACCGGACCAGCCGGACCCACCGGCCCTGCGGGGGCTGATAGTTCTGTTGCGGGTCCTACCGGCCCAACAGGTCCGGCGGGAAGCACTGGTCCGGCTGGTTCAACTGGTCCGGCAGGGCCAACTGGACCCGCTGGTGCAGATAGCACAGTGGCTGGGCCAACTGGACCCGCTGGACCGGCGGGAAGCACTGGGCCAACAGGTCCGGCAGGGTCAGACGGAAATGACGGTTCAACAGGTCCAACTGGGCCGACAGGTCCAACCGGTCCAGCCGGTGCCGACAGCACAGTGGCGGGTCCTACTGGCCCGACAGGTCCAACAGGTCCAGCCGGACCCGCTGGTTCAGATGGTAGCGATGGTTCAGCCGGTCCAACAGGTCCTACTGGCCCAACTGGCCCGACTGGCCCAGCCGGTGCAGATAGCACTGTTGCAGGCCCGACAGGTCCGACAGGTCCTGCGGGTGCTGATTCAACTGTAGCGGGTCCAACAGGTCCGGCGGGTCCAACAGGTCCGGCGGGTCCAGCGGGTTCGACAGGGAGTACCGGCCCGACAGGTCCAGCAGGGCCAGCCGGTTCGGATGGCAATGATGGCGGAACTGGCCCGACAGGCCCGACAGGCCCCGCTGGTCCAGCCGGTTCGGCAGGCTCGGCAGGGCCAACTGGGCCAACAGGTCCAACAGGTCCGGCAGGAACATTTAGCGGAACTTTTGATGGTGTCATTACAAACAGTAGCACCACACCATTCTGGGAAAACAAACAATCTGTTACCGCAAATCACACAATAACAAACACTTATAATGCAATGAGTGCAGGGCCAATTTCGATTGGCAGCGGAGTTACTGTGACTGTAGGTTCCGGCGAAACTTGGACGATAGTATGAGACAAAACTGGCAATTATGGAGTGGTGCTTTATCTGATAATCAGTTAGCGCTAATCAAAGAAAGGGCAGACGCACTGCCCGAAATCCCTGCGACTATATTTGCAAGCAGCAATGTAAATGACGATGTGCGGCGGTCTAAGGTCAAGTGGTTGACGCACGACAATGAAGTAAAGGATTTGTTGTGGGGCTATGTATGCGAAGCCAATCGGAACGCTTTTGGTTTTGATGTGCGAAATGTGTGCGATATTCAATACACAGAGTATCACGCAACAGAGGCCGGTCATTACGGATGGCACCATGATATAAACTGGGGTCAAGACAAGGCATATGACAGAAAGTTATCAGTCACTGTTCAGCTCAGCGCGCCGGAAGAATACACAGGTGGATTGTTTGAGTTCGCAGAAACCGAAACCCCGGATTATTCGGTATCCAATAAAAAAGGCACAGTTTTAGTATTTCCTAGTTTCTTGCAACATAGAGTCAAACCTGTTGAGAGTGGCACAAGAGTTAGTCTAGTAGCATGGTTTGAAGGACCGAGGTGGAAATGAGTACATTAAAAGCAGATACAATTGTAGCAAGCGATGGCACAAGTCCTGTCACGCTGACAAAGCAAACAGCCGCAAAACATCTTTGTGTTTTTGATGGAACAGGCACTGCGGCTGTTGATGAGTCTTTCAACAACTCCTCACTTACAGATAACGGAACAGGGCGTTACGCGATAGCTGTTACAAATGCCTTCACAAATCTTCATTTTGTTTTTACGGGTGCTACTGTAGGGAATGACGAGGCGTTTACTTATATCAATACGCACTCTGCCAAGAAAACGGCAAGCACCGCAGCTTTTAGATGTGTTCAATATGACGGTAATTTTTTTGATATGGACACAGTTGATGTAGTTTCACACGGAGACCTAGCATGAGTGAAATCTTAGTAGACAATCTCACAGGCAAAACCGCAGCTGGAAGCATAACTGTGTATGGCGAGGGTGGAACGAATACGACTAACCTTCAGCAGGGGGTAACTAAAGTATGGGCATCTACACCAGCAAACGGTGCTTCAATAACCGACAGCTTTAATGTTGCTAGCCTTACTGATGTAAGCACAGGAAAACAACAACCAAATTTTACTAATAATATGAATAATTCAACTTTTGTAATAAATATTACATATGATAATGATGCTATAGACTATGCCCCATGGAATAATACTAGAACCACTTCTTCTTATAGAACAAATGCTTACACTGGTTTTGGTTACTATGATGTAGCAATGTGTAGTTCTGTTCAAGGAGATTTAGCATAATGGCTGGAACAATTGCAGCGGATACACTGACCCACAGCACCGCAGGGTCAATCGCCACGAACTATGTTGTCGAGGGTAGTTGTAAGGCTTGGGTAAACTTCAATGGAACTGGAACAGTGGCAGTTCGTGACAGCCTAAACCTGAGCAGCTTGGCAGATAATACAACAGGAGACTACACAGTCAATTTTACCAATGCTTTTGGGTCAGGAGACTACACAGTTTCGGGTACGGCCTCTGGCAACGCTGATGCCTCTCGCGGTTATACAGGACAAATGGCGGCAGACCATAGCAACGCCCCAACTGCAAGTGCTTTACGAACTAAATTTGGTTTAGGCTCAAATGCAAGCGGGCATGGGCAGCTTTATGACAGTGTTTACAGTACCGTCTTAAATCACGGAGACTTAGCGTGACCCAGACACCAGATTTCAAAGGCACTAAGCTATTTGACAGACTGTGCTGGGCAAAGGAAAACATAGACGGTGTGCAGTCAGACTATCGTGTGGTCTATGAGGACAGTGTTGACGAGTGCGCCAAGATACTTGTACCTGACCCAAACTGGATGGCTTGTGCATTGCAGGGCGGCATCTTACCACCTGTCTGGGTGTATCACGAGTTAGCAAAAGATGAGGCGCAGCCTGACTTTGTAAAGCACACTCGTGGTTATTTGCTGCACAACACTGAGCCTATGCCAGCGATGACTGAAGAAGAAGCAATCGAATATCTCATTATGAAGGACTGCCCACAGCATGTCTGGCAGAATTGGGATGAGGGCAACCGCCCGACTATGGTAATATGCCGCAAAGATCAGCTTCCAGCAACTCGCGAGTGGCGTAACGCTTGGAAGATTTCAGAAGAATTAGCCACAGATCATAACATAGCCGCATAAGGAGAAACCTCATGGCAGTAACAAAATACATCGTAGACAAGGACGGGAATCAGATTGATGCTTCTACAGCAACCGTACCTTCTGACCGTCACTTTCGTGGCGCATGGTCATTGTCAGGTTCTGTTATCTCAGAGGACATGACCGCTGCTAAAAAAATCTTCAAGGATAAAATCCGTGAGGTTCGTGCGCCCCTGTTGGCGGCAGAAGATGTGGTCTATATGAAGGCACTAGAAGCTGACGATAGCTCCGCAAAGTCTGCGTCAGTCACTAAGAAAGCTGCCCTGCGTGATGCGCCAGCCGCATCAGCAATCGACAGTGCTTCAGATATTGCAGCATTAAAAGCTGCGTGGGATACGGCTGTGCTTGGCGATAGCCCTTACGCTTGATGAGCAAGCCAACCGCCACATCTGTACAAGCCCAGATTGACACGCATGAGGCGGTGTGCGCGGAGCGTTGGCGAGAATCGCTGGTTCGCTTTAAGCGTTTGGAAATGATCCTTATTGGTCAAGCTGCCACGTTAATCGTGCTACTTATCGCTGAACGCCTCTAAAATCGAGAGATATTATGGAGCCTATCACCACCGCTTTGGCGGCAGTCAGTGCTGCGTCCAGCGCAATCTCATTTATCAAAGCGCGGGTCAACGATGTGCAATCGGTATCAGAATTGTCGGGGCAAATATCAACACTGTTCTCAGCTCAAAAGGTTTTAAATGACAAGCGTAATGAACAAGCAGGGGTTGGAGATGTCTCATTCAAAGGCAGCATTGATGCTGTATTAGAGGCGAAAAAACTGAATGAACAAATGGTTGAGATTTCCCAATTAATAAATATGCGCTTTCCAAAGCCAGCGGATCAACCGTCAACATGGCAAGAAATTTTGAATCATCACAATGAGGCACTTAGGCAACAGAAAGCGGCGCGGCAGGCAGCGATGCGTGAAAAGGCGCGTAAATCTCAAGAGCTTGAAGACACGCTTAAAACTTGCGCGCTCGTTGCGTTCGTGTGTGTCGTGGCCATCACACTATTAATTTTTATGTTTGCGGCAATTGCCAATAGCGCAGAGGAGATAGTTCTATGAAGAAGCTATCCGCTGATAGCAAGTTGAACCCGGCAGATCTTAATGACGATGGCGAGATAACCAACGATGAGCTGGATCGGCATGAGCGCCAGATCACGATTGAGAACAACGACAAGCTGCAAGATCAACAGCGCCTGATTTGCTGGGTAAGTGTTGGTGCCAGCGCCATTAGCATTATCTTAGTTGTCTTTCCGGTTATAAGCGCCGACAGAGTGCCTTTGGTCACCTCACTGCTGTCAACCTACGTTGTGGCCAACATGGGCATTGTAGCGGCCTTTATGGGCGCTACGGCATTTAGCCGGGCTAAAGAGGCACAACGGCCACGCTGATGTGGCAAGCGCTAGTCACAGTTTGTTTTATAGCAAACATGGAACAGTGCGTAATTTTAGAAAGCCAACAGTGGTTTGAGACAGAGCTAAGCTGCAAGCGTAGAGCGCTTGAGATGGCTGGCGATGTCAACCACTACATGCGAAGCCACAAGCCGGTCAGATACCAATGCCGAAAGCTGCCTAATGGGATGCTAACCAAATGACTGAGGAAAAGAAAAAGCCTGTTGAGGTTAATGTCGGGCAGAACAGCTTTGAGCTTGTGCTTAGAATTTTAGGCAATGAGTTCGTTGCCATCAAGATCGGCTCAACCAATTTTAGCGGCAAACTAATAGCCGGATCGATCTTGTTGCTGTTCTTTACATTTATCATGCTTGAGGTCTTTGGCTTGTCCAAAGTGTTGGGGGTTGAGTAATGCTTAATTTATTAGTCGGCCCAATAGCTTCATTAGCTGGTTCGTTTCTTGAGAACAAAGTTGAGCAATCGAAAGCCAAGGGCGCGGTTGCCAAGGCAGAGGCCGAAGCCAAGGCCAAGGTTCTAGTCAGCTCAGCGACAAGCGTGGCTGAG